AGCATCTTGGTGCAGTCGATCTGCAGCCTGTGCTCTGACGGCTCCGGCGAGACCAGTTGAAATTGCGGACGGCCCATCGGACGGGCCGCTCAATCGGCCGCAGCCTCACCCCCGTTGACGCGACGCCGGCCGCGGCGTCCCGAGCGGTGCGCGCCCTGAGCGTTACGTGCGAGGTCGCCCGCGAGCGACTTCTGTTGCGCGAGCCAGGTCTTATTGCCCTTGAGCCAGCCCTTGTCCCAGGCGACATGCTCGGCTGAACCCGGTTCGTAGCGGTTGGCCTGGCGCTCGTGCCCGGCTCTGCCCGCACCTTCGCCTGCCCAGCGCGCATCATGGCTGCGCTGCTTCTGGGTTTCGGCCTCGCTCGGCTTCGCCGCGGGGGCTTGATGCTGGCCGAACGCATCGAGCTGGGTGCCGATCGGCAACTCGATCCATTCCGCGTAGAGCCGCAGATGGGTCAGCTGCATCTCAGCCTCGTCGCGGTCGAGGTCGGCGAACTTCTCGAGGAGCTTGAGCGCGTCGAGATCGATGCCCTCACCCTTGGCGGCTTTCTTGGCCCGAGCCAGCGCCATGCCGGTATCGTGGTGCGCCGACTTGCAGTCGCGGATCTCCCGGTAATGGCGGAGAAAGACATCCGGGCGCACATTGTGCGAGCGGGCTTCAGCGAGTGATGGTTCAGCCATGGACGATCCTTCCTTGCTGATGGTGGGATGCGCGGACGTAGACGCTGCGATGATGCTCGGCGCACCAGGCGGAGCCGGGGCGCTTCACCGGCGCCGCGCAGAATGTCCAGGGGCGTCCGTTTGATGTGATCCACTGGCAGCCGTGCGCTGAGGCCGGTCCCGCAGTTACGGGCTCCGGGGGGGGCTCGGGCAGCGGCGCGGGCAGCGGTTCGGACTTTACCGACGCGGGCCGCACCGGTAGGTCTGCAACGACGGCGGCCGTCGCGGGGCTCGTCGGGAGCAGCCGCCGCGCAAGGCCCATCTTGGAGGCCTTGTTACGAACGGAGTCGAGGCTCTGAAAGCCGAACTCGCGCGCGATGACGTGCGCAGACAGGCCCTGCGCCCAGGCCTTGCGGAAAGCATCGGTACGCTCGTGGCTCCAGCGTGGCGCGGACGGCAACACGCGGCTGGGCAGGCCAGCCCGGCGCGCCTTGGCGATGACCATGTTCTTGGTGCAATCGAGCGCCTCGGCGATCAGCGTGCTGGAGACCCCCTCGGCCCAGAGGATCTCGAGGCGGCCGAGGCGTGCTTCGGTCCAGAAAGTGCTCGGCGAGGGCATGGTCAGCCGGAACCCACGTCGTGCGGCTCGAAGAAGCGGGCATCAAGCGGCTGGCTGAAACGACAGTCTTTGCAGAGTTTCATAGTCTCCCCTTCAGTGGATTGCCGCTGATACCGCGGCATCGGTGAAGGCTCGCTGATCAGCTTCACGGCCGGTCCTGACCGAGTACAGAAAAGCGCACTGCTCCGACGTGAATTGCGCGGTCGCGCATTGCTGCGCGAACTCGGCACGCTCATCCTCCCGCGCGCGAAGGGACAGGTAGATAACCGTCAGGAAGGCCATCAGTCCGGTGAGGACGAGCAGGGCGATCTTCATGTTGCTCATGGCGCCGACGCCAGAAGCTGTAGGATTAGTTCAGGCTTGTCCCAAAGGCTCAGCTGTCGAGCATTGAACCGTAGAAAACCAGCCTCTTTTTCAAGATGCGCATAAGGAGTCCAAAAGACCCATGAGCTATTGCGCTGACGCCGTTTCCCTTGCTCGCGGCGCTGGTAGAGTTGCCAATATCGGAGCCCGCTTGGTGCGCGGCGAACCAACAATTCTCTCCAAGCACTCAGACGACCAATGACACCGTCGTCCGCGGCGATATTATAAACTAGGATTAAGTCGGCCCGAGATGTCACGCCCCAACCACGCGTCGAAACGCGGTGATCGATCATGTATTTCGCGTCATCCGCAACCGCGTAATCATGTTTGGTAAACCCAGGCAATAGCCTAAGATCAGACCAAATCTCGAATGGCGCATCTCTTGATGCTTCCAGGAATTTGCAGTCTAACGCCCAATCAGTGTTCGCAGGGCCGAGAATTAAAATATCTGCGCCGGCGCGTTGTATCAGTTCTGCCATGCCGCTTTTGGCAATCCACATCCACCGACCGCCATCCGCAACGAGCGACAACCAAGGCGACAGCAGCTGCAAGCCGCGCTGTTCAACGCGTTTGCCTTCGTCGTACGCGGTTGGGCGTACGATGGCGATCATTGAGCCGCCGTAGCAAGGAACAGCTGATTGCCCCACGACACCCAGCCGTCACGTGGTTGCCGAGCGAATAACTCCGTTTTGGACAGCGTCGGATACCAGCGCTCAATCAACTGGTAGAAAGCATCGGGCTTTTCGCTATGCCTGCCACGGTCGGCATAGACCACCGAGGATTCACGATCGGCGGGCGACGGTGGCGCAAGCTCACCGCGTTTCGCGATGAGCAGCAATTCATGCTGCGACCGGGCATGGTATCCCATGCCGATCTTGTCCTTCACCCAGACGATATTGGTCCGATAGGTGAAGCCCCACGCCTCAATGACGGCGAAGCATTCCGCAAGCTTTGGCGCTGTAGCCCAGAGGTAGAGGATAGCATCGTCGGCCGCCGGCACCTTCTCCGACAACGCGCAAATCTCCTCCAGCGTCATCGTCGGATAATGATTCTCGATAGACCGGTTGCTCGCACCAATCGGAGGGTTTTCGTATCGCCAGGGCGGATCAGCGAGAATGATCGGGAAGCGCCCTTCGGGCATATCTATATGCTGGACTATATGCTCGCGCGCCTGCGAATTGACCTCGCGTCGATTGATCGAGACGGCGGCTTGGCGGCCAGTCAAAGCCGGTGCCAAATTTTTGGCACCGCTATTTTCTATGCCATTGCTTTCATTGGGAGTTTTATCGCCATCTGCCAAATTATTGGCATTCAGGTCGTTGTTGACTGTCTGCTGGCTGAATCCAAACGTGCGCGCGATTTGTCGATTCGAAACCGCTGGCTGTAGTTCCTTAATGCGCTGGAATATCGCTTTGCGCTCTTCGGCAATGACACGAAACTTATCGAGCCGCAGGCTGTCCATGAAGTCGTTGACGTTGGTGAAACCTTCACCGCACCGCTTCCATCCATCCCCGGCAAGCAACGGCTCTAGAAAATTGCGGAAGGCGCGCTCCAACGTGAAGCCAGCAATGAACAGGTTCGCCTTCACTTGACCATACTGCTCATTAGCGGATGCAATATCGGTGTTCACGGCGCCTTCTCCGACAGAACGCGCCCTGCCATTGTCAGCGAGCGCTCATATCCTTGCAGCTTCTCGAGCAGCGACCCGCGCCACCACGCCAGACATACGAAACCGAGCCGCACGCGGGGCATGTCACCGCGAGACACGCCAAAACCGCATCTGCCGAATTCAACAATGATCGTCAGGGATCTGCGCATTAGCCGTCTCCCTAACCAGCCGATCAATTGCTTGCTTCAGTTCGTCGCAGTGAGCCATCAGTCCGATCAGATGCTCACCATGTGGCGCATGGTCTTCTGTGAGCCAGTTACGCGTAGTTCGCGGAGCCGCGCCGGAATGTTCTGATAACAACTTCTCCGCATTACGCAGCGGCGCGTAGACCTCGCGCAGCACCCCGCACACGACGGCTCTGTAGCTGCCCGCAGTGGCGCTCATGTGCCGAAACTTTCCGCTGGTCTTTGTCCTAATTTTTCGCACCACACTCCTCCATCATCCTGTCTATGATGATGGGAGGAACGAGAGGAGATGCAGTTTTCGGTTGGTACGTAGCTCGCCCCGCTGATCAGGCTTAGTCGGTCAGAATCAGCGGGGCGCATCAGGCGGCCTCCGTAGGGGCCTGATCGTGGATAGCAAAAAAATCATCTGGCCGAAGTCGAACCGGTGGGTCGAGGCGTAGAGCGCTCTCAATCAGAACGGCAATTCGATGCGAAGGCACGCGACGAGCGGCGACCCAACCGGCTACCGTCGACTGAGCGACACCAGCCAGACGGCCGGTCGCAACCTGGCCGCCCAGGCGCTCGACGACATTCTCTATCGGGTTTCTATCGGACATCCCATCGATAATATCGGAATTTCCGAGTGGACGCAAGCGGCCTCGGCGCTCACCAAGCCGCCCATGGCAAAGAGCAATGACGTCGCCGAAAAGGACGCGCTCGCGGTCCAGACGGGTATGCTTATCGCCCAACGCCGGAAAGCGCTCAAATTGTCCCAGGAGCAACTCGCCGCAGAACTCGGGATCGCTCAGGGCACACTCGGGGATTGGGAGCGCGGCCGCTCGCGGCCTCCATGGCATCGATGGGCACGTCTGACTGCGGCGCTCCGCTGTGAAATCACCGATATCATGCCTGACCAGGCATCTACGCCTGCTGGCCGGGCTATACTCAGCATGTCAGAACAGGACAAAGCAGAGTTAATTAATGACCGCTCCGTCGAGCATTTATTTCTCTACGCATACGACCAGTTGGCAGATCTACGCCGGCAATATCCGACCTATTTCGAGCTTTACCGGATCGGCTTCGGCATCGGGTTTATCAGAGGGGATCGCGAGCTAGCCCTCATGGCATTTCGCATCGTGCATGGATTCGCTATCTCCCAACCGCCTGAACAAGTGGGAACCGCAGTGCGCAAGCATGTGGCGGAGCTACGCACCGGCATCGGGACTGTGGGCGGCGTTATCGAAAAATTCGCGACCGAGGCCGAATAGCGCCTTGACGTAATCGGGAATTCCGATAATTATCGGGGCCTTCACATGGTGGAGGCCCCGGACGTGGCTATGACCCTCGATCCTTGCGTCGCCTACGCCGCCGGCTTGGACGCCGGCAACCGCAGCATGCGCGCCGCTGGCCGGACCGCCTGGTCCGAGGCCGACCACGCCGCCGCCTGCCGGGAAACGCGCCGTCTGATGGCGGTGCTGTATGCAGACGCCGGCTATCCCGCGGTCGCCGCGGAAATCGCCGTATGAGCAAATCCATCCCCTGCACCACCTGTGGCGGCGAAGGCCGCGTCGAGGCCAGCCGCTACGGCGGCAACGACCCCGACACCTGGCTCATCCGCTGCGATGCCTGCAACGGCTCCGGCCATGAACGCTGCTGCGAGTGCCGACGGCCTGCCACCGACGCCTGGATCGAACCCGAACAGTCCGGCCAGCCCGAGCGCAGCTATTTCCTCTGCGACGCACACATGCAGGCCTACCAGACAGCAGCGGCGGACGAATGAGCGAGACACTCATCCTTCCCAGCATCCGCGCCGATCTCATGGCCCTCGCCTTGGTGCTGCAGGATCGCGCAGCAGCAGCCAACCCGCTCGACTGCATCGAGCTGTACGCAGTCGGCACCATGCTGATCAGCCTCGCACAAGGCAAAAGCGCCCTCGCGTCGCGGCCCCACTACGTGACGATACGGGGAGGGGGCGCGTGACCGAGCGCGAAAGCCTTCTCATCGAACGGCTGTTGCAGGCCGTCGAGGACTACCGCAACCCGCTGACTTATCGCACCACTCGAGCCGCGCCGGTGCGCGAGCGTCTGGCCGACCTCGCGGCCGTCAAGGCGAGACGTGAGAGCGCGCTCGACGCTGCCATCCACGATCTCAAGCGAGAGTGCAGGCTATGAACGACGCCGCATCCACGTCGCAATCGACTGCGCTCGTCGTCATCCGCTCCGAGCTGCCGACGATCCTCGCCGCCGATGAAGCCGACGTCATCGGCAAACTGAAAGCCGAGCTGGATGCCTTCCGGGGCGACGTGACGACGCCGGCCGGCCGCCAGGCCATCGCCTCGATGGCACGCAAGGTCGCGACAACAAAGATGGATCTCATCCGCCTCGGCAAAGGCCTGACCGAGACCTGGCGCAAACAAACGAAGGCGGTCAACGAGGAGTGCAACATCATCGAGCGCCGGATGGACGCGCTCCGCGATCAGGTCCGCGCCCCGCTCGACGAATTCGAAGCCCGCGAGAAGGCGCGCGCCGCCGCGCACGAAGCGGCGCTCAAGGAGATCGAATCCTGGGCCCGCATCCCCGACGATTGGACCGCCGCACAGATCGATGCACGCATCAACGAGCTCGGTAGCTCAGAGACCCTCGCGCGCGACTGGCAGGAATTCACGGACCGCGCCGGCGCTGTCGCCAAGGCAACCTACAACGCGCTCAAGGTCGCACAGATGGAGCGCGCCTCGGCCGAAGCGGAAGCGGCTGAAGCGGCGCGCCTGGCCGCAGAAGAGGCCGAACGCCAGCGCATCGCCGAGGAAGAGGCTCGCAAGGCCCGCGAGGAAGAGATCGCCCGCGAGGCCGCGGAAGCCGCCAGGAAGGTCGCCGAGGAAGAGGCCGCACGCAAGGCCGCAGAAGCCGAGGAAGCCGCCCGGCGCGAGCGTGAGGCGGCCGCGGAACGCGAGCAGGCCATGGCGCGGCGCGAACAGGCGGCGCGCGAAGCGGCCGAGCGGGCGGAACGCCAGAGGGCCGAAGCGCAGGCCCGCGTCGAGGCGCAACGCTTGGCAACGCATGGATTTCATATTGACAATTTGCGGGCCTATCCGCGTGGACTGTCAGAGGACGCGTCCTCAAGTGAGGTGCGGCAGCTGCTCGGAAGCGTGACCCGAGCGCTCCGTGCGCGTGATTGGGAAGAGTTCGCAGACGCAGCTGCCGCGGCCGCCGCAGCGAGCGAGGCCACACTCCAGGGTGAGCTGGTACTAGCCGAGCGCCGCGAGGCCGCCGCCGCCGAATCCCGCCGCCAGGAGGCCGAGACCCACGCGGCCGACGCGGCTGAGCGTGCACGCGTCGAGGAGCGCCGGCGGCAGGAAGCCGAAGCGGCCGAACGCGCACGCGAGGATGAGCGCCGCGCCGCGAACCTGGCGCACCGGCGCAGGATCAACCGTGAGGCTGCCGATGCTCTCATGACCGTCATCGCCGAGGCGCCGACGGGTTATGCCGATGAAGACGTAGCCAGGGCTATCGCACAGGCGGTTGTGACGGCGATCGCCAAAGGCGCCGTTGCGCACGTGGAGATCAGGTACTGATGAACAGGCGCATCGTATGGGGCGATCCGCTGCTGGACGAGCTGCAGGCAGAAGCGGCAACGGAAACGACACGGCCGGCCGCCGCCGAACCGTCGACGCCCATTTCTGAACCCCCAAAGCCATCACCAACCGGTCCCGTGATTCGCTCCGGCCACGTCACCTATCACCACGACCTGATCCAGGGATCGGATGAATGGCGCGCGGCCCGCTGCGGCATGCTGACCGCGAGCGAGATGAAGTTGATCCTGACGCCGACGCTGAAGATTGCCAGCAACGACAAGGAACGGTCGCATCTCTACGAACTCTTGGCTCAACGCATCACCAAATACGTCGAGCCGGCCTATGTCAGCGACGACATGCTGCGCGGCATAAACGACGAACTGATCGCCCGCGCGCTCTATGCCGAGCATTTCTCTCCGGTCATTGAAGTGGGCTTCATAACCAACGACCGGTGGGGCTTCACCATCGGCTACTCGCCGGACGCCCTAATCGGCGTCGATGGCCTGCTGGAATGCAAGTCGCGGCGGCAGAAGTTTCAGATCGAGACCTGGATCGAGAACGTGCCAGACCGCATTCCGCCACAGGACTATGTGCTGCAGATGCAGACCGGGATGCTCGTCTCCGAGCGGGACTGGTGCGACCTAGTCTCGTTCAGCGGCGGCCTGCCGATGGCGGTAATCCGCGTCTTC